CTAACACTTACACAGAATCAGACTATGTAAGAGGAATGCTGGAAAGATTGCCCAGTACTAGGGCAGATGCGATGTTTTATGATTCACAGTATGATGACGAAGAGAGGTATGGCCCAGAGGAAGATGAAGGCCCCGGTTCAATACCAGTAAGACCAAGAACCGCTCCCGGCGGAGTACCTACAGACTTAACAAGACAAAACAACTATTGGTTAGAAACTGAGAGAAGGGACGCTCATGCAGACAGAGCATGGAGAGCGCAGAACCCTTATAATCGTGACTATGATGACCTGTCAGAAATAGAGAAGCGTGGTATAATAGGCTCCTTCCCACAACTACAGGGTGGCCCTCATACATTTTACTCCCGCCCACAAGAAGGCACTCTAGTAAATAGAATCCATGTTGTGAATCAAGACGATGAAGACTATCCGCTCGATATTCCGATTGGCCCGTACTCATATACGCAAGATCAAATAGTTATGGGGCCAAGAGGCTCTGAAACCATAGACAGACCTACGCAAGTAGGATTCACCCCTAAATATGGTATTCCCAAAGGATACTACTCTGCTCTAAGCAAGATACTAGCAGGAGACACTCTCACAAAAGCAGAGAAAGAAAGCGCGATCAGAGAGATCAAATACCGACAGATGGCTTCTGATGCTAACCCAATTAATTGGGATGGATTGGATGTACCCAGCCTGACTGACCATGCAGCCCTAAGAGCATGGATGGAAAAGCATCCTCTGGAGTTCACAACCAGAACAGGGCATGACAAACTAACCAGAGGTAACGACAGCGTATCCACCCTATACTTTGGCGGCGATAACGACAAAAGTAGGGTACACTTTACAACTCCCGAAGGGTTAAAAGCACAGGCATTTGTTTCCTATAATTTGGGAAATGGTGACGTATTCAATGTATTAGAAGCACAAAGCGAAATGCGTGGTGAAGGCAACCCCTATATGCACCAAGTCATCCCTAAGTTAGCACAGCAAACTGTACTAGATTGGGCTGATTCAGGGGTAAGCACTATAACCATCCCAACAGGTGAGGCCATATTTGACAAGTATTACACCACCGTTGGCAGGGGGCTGTGGGGAGATGAAAAGAGTCTTCTAAAGATAAAGAGTGATAAAGAGTTTGCAGAGAAAGCATTTACATTCTATAACCAACCTCTGATCCAAAAAGAGGCGAAGAAGGATGTACTCAAGCATATTGACGAACTTGCAGACGACCCTTTTGCGGAAGGCGAGAGTCCTGTAGGTCATGATGAAGTTCTGGCACAGCGTTTCGGTGAAGAGTATGCAAAGGCAATATCTGATCTAACATTTGGTACTCCGGCGGTGAGAATGGGTATGGCGTCATCGCTGTATGAACCTGTACTAGATGAAGCAACCCTTCAGAACGCAATAGATATACTAACCCTTCAGAGAGCAGATAAATTAAAAGGTCTAAGAAGCAACTACCGGGGCAAGGTTAGACACTACAACGAATACACTAAACAAGTTAAGAAGGCTCTAAAGCAGCATGGAGCAAACCTTTTCGATGAAGAGTCTGATAAAGAGACTCGCCTTAAAATAACAAATCCTGAAGAAACCATACGAAGAACAAAGAAGGATGGGTTCACAATGGCTATGCTCTTAAAAGGGATCGCTGACAGGCAAGTAGCCTGACCCACTACCCCCATAAGGGGTACTATGCGAACGCCCCGTACAGGGCATTACAGAGCCTCTGAGGGGGTATTATGACCGACAAGCAAGATCAATTTATAGAAACTTACGTCCTAACAGGTAATGCTACTAGGTCTGCTGTCGCTGCGGGTTACTCAGAGAGAACGGCAAAGATTAAGGGCGCACAACTAAAGGCACAATTTAGAAATGAAATTCTTGAAGCAACTCAAAAGGTACTGGCAGACAAGATTCCAGAAGGACTTAACTGGCTCACTGAACTTGCCCAAAGCGCAGAGAGTGAATCTGTTCGGTTGGGAGCAGTCAAGGATTTGCTTGACAGGGCTGGTCTTAAACCTGTCGAGAGGATTGAAACTACCACTGTGGAACAAATGTCAGATGAGGAAATCAAGAGAGAACTAGATGCCCTCACAAGACACTAGACACCTTGAACTTCTAAGAGAACAAAGAAAGAGAGAACGGTTCAATAGGATAGATCAGTACGATCCTTACCCTTACCAGAAGAAGTTTCACGATACAGGCAAAGAAAACTCTCAACGCCTGTTAATGGCTGCCAACAGAATAGGAAAATCTTATTCTGGAGCATCAGAGATTTCCTATCATCTTACCGGATTATATCCAAAATGGTGGGATGGAAAAAGATACGAACGACCTATTACTGCATGGGCAGGTGGTGTATCGAATGAAACAACTAGAGATATTGTACAAGCAGAATTATTGGGTTCCCCCGATGACCCCGATGCATTCGGCTCCGGTTCGATCCCAAAAAAGAATATAATAAAGACGGAGCGTAAGCCCGGTGTACCTAATGCGAAGTCCGTGGCTCTCGTCCGCCACGTTTCAGGCGGGAACTCTTCTTTATTTTTTAAGTCCTTTGAGATGGGTGTAGAGAAATGGCAAGGTCGCTCAGTCGATTGTATCTGGCTAGATGAGGAGCCAAGCAGGGATATATACAGCCAGGCCGTCACTCGCACCTTAGATCGCGGAGGCATGGTCTATATGACCTTTACCCCGGAAGCGGGAATGACTGAGACTGTTGCGTCCTTTATAAACCGTATCCAGCCTGGACAATCCCTAACTAACGCGACATGGGATGATGCCTCAGAGAAGATAATGTCCATACACGGTGAGAAAGGGCATCTTTCAGAGTCTGTTATGGCACAGATTCTCTCTGCATATTCCCCTCACGAAAGGGAAATGAGGAGATATGGTAGACCAAGTATCGGTTCTGGTCTTATATTCCCAGTCCCTGAAGAAGAAATAATGATTGACCCTATACCGATAGAGAAACATTGGCCCAGAATAGCGGCTGTTGACTTCGGTTGGGATCATCCTACTGCTGTAGTATGGTGTGCAGTAGATAATGAAACAGAAACATTCTACGTTTATGATTGTTATAGAGCATCCAAGGCAAGCCCGGCTGTTCACGCCGAAGTTATTAAGCAAAGGCCGCGCTTTATCCCCATTGCCTACCCGCATGACGGAAATCGCAGGGATAGCATGGGGAATCCGGGTTTGGCTGACCAGTATAGACAACTAGGTTGTAACTTCCTTCTGGAACACTTTACCAACCCTCCCCCATTAGGGGAGAATAAAGGGTCAAACTCTATAGAGGAAGGTATAATGGCTATGATTCAAAGCATGGAAGGCAAGAGGTTTAAAGTATTCTCTTTCTTGCAGGACTGGTTTGAAGAATTTAGAATGTATCATCGAAAAGATAACAAGGTGGTTCCTATTCGGGATGATCTTATGAGTGCTACACGATACGCTTTTCAATCACAACGTTTCGCTATTGCTGGCGACGACCCTGAATGGACTAACGAAATAACATATAGGAATTACGGAATTGTCTGATAAAGAACGAAAACTAATATCAAGAATTCAAGAAGAAGTTGCAGATTCTCTTGGATATGATGGCGAAATATCAAAGCAGCGCGAAAAGGCTATTGATTATTATTATGCTTTACCGTTCGGTAATGAAGTAGAAGGTCGCAGCCAATACGTTGATTCTACGGTTCAAGATACTATTGAATGGATTAAGCCTTCTCTTATGAGAGTGTTCGCTTCTGGTGATGAGATGGTAAAGTTCTCCCCTCATGGCCCGGAAGACGTTGCTGCGGCAGCGCAGGCTACTGACTATGTTAACTACGTCTTTACTAAAGATAATCCCGGCTGGGAAATCCTCTATTCCTGGTTCCATGACGCTCTCCTACAGAAGAATGGTATCGTAAAAGTATGGTGGGATGAGTACGAAGAGGAACAAAGAGAGGAATATCATAACCTTACGGACATGGAGTACGAACTCCTTATATCCAATAAAGGTGTTGAAGTTGTTGAAGAGGAAGAGGTTTATGAAGACACAACATATCATAACGTTGTTATTAAACGATCTAATGCCAATGGAAGGATAAGGATAGAGAATGTACCGCCTGATGAATTCTTAATTTCAAGAGAGTCCAAGAAAATACAAGAGGCTAGGTTCGTATGTCATCGGGTTAAAAAGAATCTTTCAGAATTGAAACTCATGTACCCTGATGAGGATTTTGGGCCAGAAGATTTGGGTGGTGGATACAATGAGGAGATGTTTAACTCAGAACGTATTGCCCGATTTAGTTTTGATAACTCTTCAGATATTGGATACAATATGGGGTCCGAGCATGAGGAAGCCCTAAGAGAATATTGGCTACACGAATCATTCCTAAGAACAGACTACGATGATGACGGCATTGCTGAATTAAGAAAGGTTTGCAGCGTTGGTGATTATGTATTTTCTAATGAGGAAGTTGACAAGGTTCCCTTTGTCTCTATAACCCCACTAAAGATTCCGCATAAGTTCTTTGGCTTGTCAGTTGCTGACCTTGTAATGGACCTGCAACTCATCAAGAGTACGTTGATGCGAAATCTCATGGACAACGCCTATAACCAGAACTTTGGTAGGTACGCAGTTCTTGAAGGTCAGGCGAACTTAGATGATTTGCTAACGCAAAGACCGGGCGGTGTAGTTAGAGTTAAATCCCCCAACGCTATTATGCCGTTGGCTACTCCACCGTTAGAGCCATATTCATTTCAGATGCTTGGTTATCTTGATGAGGTAAGAGAATCAAGAACGGGGGTGAATAAGAACACACAAGGAATAAATGCGGATGCTTTGACATCCCATACAACCGCTACTGCTGTTAACGCTGTTATGACAAACGCTCAGTCAAGAGTTGAATTGATCGCTAGACAGTTTGCAGAGACAGGCGTTAAAGAGTTAATGCGTTGTATTTATGAACTTCTATTAAAGAACCAAGACAAAGAACGAGTTGTAATGCTAAGGAACGAATGGGTTCCTGTACGTCCCGATATGTGGAATGACAAGATGGATTGCACTGTGTCTGTTGCTTTGGGCAATGGTTCAAAGGACCAACAGATGATGCATCTGTCTCGCATGCTTTCATTCGCGGGAGAGGCTATGAAAGGTGGTCTTTCAATAGTCACCGAACAGAATATGTATAACCTTGGAGCCGCTTTAGTAAAAGCAATGGGTTATCAAAACGTTAATGACTATTTAACTCAACCTACACCTCCACAACCTCAACAGCCTGACCCAGAAGAGCAACTTGCTCAAATGGAAGTTCAGTTAAAGCAGAAAGAACTTGAGATAAAGGCTGCTGATGTACAGGTAAAGATGCAGAAGATTCAACAAGAGGCGAAGAAAGATGCGGTTGACGCACAACTTAAAGTCGCTGAACTGGAACTTGAGCGTGAACAGAAACGCGCTGTAGCAATAGGAGCAACATAATGCCGCAACTTAAACGAAGTGTAAAACCAAAAAAGAAAAACCCAAAAGTTAAAGGTACTGGAACAGGAAGTATTCTAGGGCAAGCGTTTAGAGCATATAACGCCTCTTTACCACGAAGCATAAAGGCTCAAGATAAAATTTGGGCAGAGTGGAGGAGACTATCTCCAACTCGAACAAGAAAAAGAGTTAGTTATAATAAAGCGGCAAACCCCGGCATAGGTAGACCGCCGCGATCAAGAACGGGCGGATTGGGTTACAATCCAACAAGATAGGATAAACATAATGCCCAAAAAAAGATTTGATCCTAAAGGCAGAGGATATGATTATGCTGGGGCAAGGGCTGCTGGGCTGCGCCCTAATTCTTCCGGCAAATGGCCTAGCCGTGATCCGAGGACGGGATTACTTTTTAAAGGGCTCAACCATCGGACATTTTCCCAAACTAGGGGGGCTGAGACAAGACTTGGTCATGAAATAGAAGAAGGGCCAGGGGGAAGATATTTTTCCCTAAAGAAAAGAATAAAGCGGTAGCCTTGGGATGATAGACATCGAAAGAGAGCGTC